TAAATTGTTTCTAATACCTAATAAAATATCTCTTAATTCTGATTCACTCATTTAATTTTTCCTTTAAGATTTCACTATAAGCCTCAATTGGATTATAGTCTTCTATAGCCGTGTCGATAAATGGGCGAGCGGGAACATCTGTCACCGTCCCATCGTTACGCTCTATTTGATACCCTTCATGGACAAGAGCGGCATGATCAGCCGTGTAACCGATTACTTTATAGACATCTGATACATCTTCAATAAATTGGCTATTTTTTAGCTCACCTGTATCCACAATGTTCCGGGGTGAGCCAACTACACTACCGTTTTGACGCACGGTTTCCCGCGGCCAAGGCCATTTAGTATCTTCTACCTGAAAGTTAATCTCTTGGGCAAACTCGGACACCATTTCCCCAAAAGCTTCAGTAGCTAAGTCTTTTCCTAGATTCCAGTTAATCATTAAAAAATAGCTGCAAGTTATCCTTACAGCTATTATAACAATTTATTTTTATTGGTTTTAGGGAGTGATTTTTGATTTGCGTAACCAATGCGCTAATGCCGAATAATCAATTTCTATGTACTCAAAAACCATGTTAAACGTTACTTCTCTTTCAGATGCTAACACTTTTACCTCTTCTGGAGTTAATTTATAGCACCTTGCAAAGTTATTTAAGAAGTATGGGTTGATCTGTATTAGTTGATTTATATCGTCTAAAGATAAATACCCTTTTCTTTTTATTTCCGAAAGGATACGCTTCATGTCCATAAGTACGCCTCTATTATCAGAATACCGCTTATAGCAAATCCAATCAGTAAACCGTTCAAAAAGAATTTTTGAATGTTTCCACCAATCGATTTCTGCTGTGTCCACGAATGAACACTGTCTATGAGGCATACGCTTAAAATCAGGCGATGCAGGATGCTGGTGCAAGTAATTAAATCCTTGTTCAAAAGCTTCCTCTTGTGTCTCGTGATAAGACACTAATTTATCATTCCAGTAAAATCTAATCATTACACTAAAACTCTAATTGAATATTGTTCACGGCATCGTGAACAAACCTTAAGTCTGTAGCTATAGTTGTATGGTCGCCAAAGTCTTTATCATTATTTTGCAAAAAAACGATAAACTCATTTAATCGACAAAGATAACGTACTCCTATCTGGGAATTTTTTATTCTTGCCCAATATTCGCCATTATTGTCAGAAGATTGATTTTGCTCAAATTCCCAAAGATAATAGGGAATATTTTCTTTGATTGTAGATTGAAACTCTTGAAACGATAACATAATTTTCCTCTATTTATTTTCTGTTTTTTTTAGTTCCTCTAAAAAGCTTAAAAACTCTTGAAAAACAGCTTTTTTCCGTCCTTCCTGAATTTTATGAAAAACTTGTAACTCATCGTTAATACATTTTTTACTTTGTTTATCGATAGTTTCTATGCCTTGAGTTAAGGAATCCGAAAAAGTCTTACAGTCTTGCGTGTAAGTTTTTTGAATAAACCACTGCCCGCAATTGCAGTCTTTCTCGTCTATTATGTATTTTATCTGAAAAAATACCCATTCTACGCCATGATAATTAATATTTGCCGAGAAATCTGAGTAACTCTTCCAAAACTTACACTCTCTTTCACTTGGACTAAAAACGTTTAGAACTTGTTCTTGAAACTCTTGAAATGATAGCATAATTACTCCCGTTGATTCACTACTTTAGTTTAATAACTTGACCAGTCTCCAAACACATAGCTTCAAAATACAATAACTTGTCTCGTTGATTGTAATACTCAAAAATTTTGGTAACATCTTCTTCTGTATTTATATTGGAAAAATACTGTTGAGGTATTCCTTCTTTGTTGTATATAATGGCCCCGGTAGTAAAAGTTTGGTTTTTAGGATTGCCATCTTTATCTTCTTCTGCAAAGATTAATTGAAACATAATTACCTCTGTTGATTTGTGGTTAATAACTGATAACTGATAACTAAAATTACTCGGCTAATTGTCGCAGACTACCCGAAAACCATTATCGTAGTAGCGGTAGTCGCGACGGTCTTCGTAGCAGCGGTAAGCGGAACGGCAGTAAATCGGATAGTTGTACCAGGAACCACCCCGCAGACAACTATCTTTGCACCACTCCCAAACATTACCATTCATGTCATATAGTCCCCAACCATTGGGCTTTTTCTGTCCTACGGGATGAGTTGTGTTATTAGAATTTCCGTCATACCAAGCATAATCTCCTAACTGATTGACATCATCACCAAAATAATAGCGAGTGGTTGTCCCCGCACGACAAGCATATTCCCATTCCGCTTCTGTGGGTAGGCGATAGGTTTTCCCGGTTATTTGACTCAATTTCTGACAAAAGGCTTGAGCATCGTCCCAACTAACCTTTTCTACGGGATTTTGGGGATTATTTTTGAAGTAAGAAGGATTGGTTTCCATTACCGCTTCATATTGTGCCTGAGTAATGGGATATTTTCCAATCTTAAAACTGTTGACTTTAACTTGGTGTTGAGGATTTTCATCATCACTAGCATCGGGATCACTATCAGGAGATCCCATGAGAAACTCACCTGCTGGTAAGCTTACCATTTCTAATGCGATTTGATTGGGTAGTTTTTCGGTCATCGTGAACTCCTTACTCCTAAATGTTTTGTGTTCTAAACCCGCAAGTTTAGCTAACTCAACCAGATCATCTGTATCTGCATTAGCAAGACGCAGGTATAGTTCTTCAACTTCTCGAATAAAATCTGCATCACTCATTTTGTTAGTCCTAAATAGTTGATGATGATAATCAATAACTGATAACTAAACTATCACTTTATTAACTGTTAACAAACTGTTTATCTAGAAACTGTTTATCTAGATCGGCAAGCTGTTTATCTAGCTTTGCCCGCTTGTCGAGCAAATACTCATAGACTAATGAACATTCTTCGATATGTCCCGCTTTTCTTAAGTCAATTAGCTGGCACTGGACGCAAAATAGCTCATGGTATGCGATTCGCTCTTGGTCGGTCATCGTAGTAACCTCTTTGTGTGTTTTGGTATATACCCAATATAACAGGTATATGTTTTCGTGTCAAGGGGTTTTTGTTTTTTTCAACCGATAACGACGACATCTTTCGGCGTTAGTCATTGAATCAGGGTGGGAGGGTTTTCCTGCTGGATTACCAGTAAAGTGGTAATTGCAGTCTTTACAGCGATAACGCTGCTTTCCTGACACAGAGAACCCTTTTTTAGAGATTCTCTGTGATTGACATTTAGGACATTGCATTGTCATTTAATGATAAATGATAGATGAGAATACTGTAACAGTAGATCAATCCATTGATCTTTGGTGTAACTTAACGGCTTCTCGTTAATGGTTGAAGTAGTTAGTCCTATAGCACTTGCAAGTGCTACTAATTCAGTAGATTTTAGCTTTTTAAGACTTTTTTCTGCTTTAACATATAGTTGTTCGTGTTCGTGAGAACCAATAGTGACATTTTTGAATTTTTGAGCAAATTCCTTTAATGTGTTTAACCCGTTCATCTGTTTAACTCCTTTGCGTTTGTTTCCCTATATCCCCATTGCAGGGGATATGTTTGTATGTCAAGGGGTTTAGAAAATATTTTTCAAATAACCCCGTAGTCTGACAATGCAAATACTGACTTCATGTCTCCTTTTTTTGCTTTTGCTTTTGCTTCTGCTATTGCTTGACGATCTTCTTCGTTTTGTTTTCTTGTTTTGTCATCCATTTTGCGATAGGCTTTTTCGGCTTCTTTGAAACTTTTAAAGACCGAAATACTACCCCATACTTCAGTCTGATAGCAATCTTGGAATAAACCAGATTGTAAATCTTTTTTAATTTTAAAGATAATTCTCTCGAAAATGGTGTCGGTAACAGCCCCCTCAAAACCGACTACATAAAAAGATTTTCCGTTAACAGATAAATGTGCTATACAAGCGGCGCGTCCAGTATTGATACAGCCTAACGATTCCGCTCCTACCACATAACTTAGGTGGCGAGATAACTTGTGTTGTAAAGACTGTTCTTTGACAGTCTTAACTTGATTGACTGTGACATTGTATGTCTGTAGTTTTTCTATATATTTTTCTGACCAAGCCTTAGCCGCTTCATAGCTACGGCGGTAAGATACTTTACCATCAGGAAAATGGCAAAACCATTTATCTTTATCGACACCAATGCCTTTCTGAATTTCAACTTTTTCTGCTGTTGCAACGTAGTGACCGGGTGCTTGTCTGTTAAATTTCATCGTGAACTCCTTTGGTTTTTTGGTATATACCCAATATAACAGGTATATGTTTATATGTCAAGTGGTTTTTGAATGAATTTTAGATAATATAAACAAGCCCTCGAACTTGATCAGCTTCAACTCCTTGTTTTTTTAAAACTGAGATTATCTGCTCTGCCGTTGTCCCGTTTTTAGGACATACCACAATGTCATTTAGACCAAATTTTTTTAACTGACGGACTTCATAATGTCCGACAAAATGTGTTTGAAAGTTTACTCTTTCGGTAGTGGCTTTTTTTAAACCACCTTTCTTAAGTAGTTTACCGATTTGTTGAGGGGTGACAGATTGAGTCATAGCCATAATTTATTACCTCTGTGTTTTTTGATATATACCTATAATAACAGGTATATGTTTTTATGTCAAGGGGTTTAAGAAATATTTTTAAACCCCTAACATTGGCTATTTTGATTTAAAGATTGCAGATTTTATCTCTAACAATTCTTTTCTTTTTTGCAATTTTGCAATTGCAAGATCGATTTCTTTTAGTTCGCGTTCTATATCGTTTATGATATAGTTGCGTAACTCTTCATTTTCTAAAACTAACTCTTCATTTTTTAAAACTAACTCTTCATTTTCTAACAGCATCGTGAACTCCTTTGGTTTTTTGGTATATACCTATAATAACAGGGATATGTTTGTATGTCAAGGGGGTTAAGAAATATTTTTTTAACCCCGATGAGACTAGCTAAGATACATAGCAGACATAGCTTTAAGTGCTATGGTTTTTTGACAAGGTGTACCTTGCAACCCAAATTTTTTGTAAAGACT